CGGCCGTTTTTGTGGCCGTCTAAATCTCAGATCATAGAACATGACTGCCGAAATGGCAGAACGACCTTGCTTTGTTTGGTGAGGGTTTGAACGGCCGTTTGAACGATAAAAATACGATACTCGACTGGCGTCACCTATACACGCCTACCAATGGCTGAAATCGCAGCACAAACAGCCTCAGTCGCAAATCCGACCTACGGTCGCAGATATCAAAAAGCCTCCGAAATTTGACCGTTTTTGGCCGTTTTCGGAGGCAATGTAACATCGGAGGTCGAACACCGCGTTCAAATCTGGTTCAAATGTAACACGAAAGTATCACCGAAGTAACATTTGGTTTCGCGGTGCGTCCGGGGGTGTCGCGCTGCTAACCTTCTGATATATACCGGATATCTATCTTTCTGTCGCTGCTCTTCTTTTGTACATTTGGTTTTTACCCCCATATTTGTACCGAAAAGAGTAAAAGCCCCCCCCCACAATAATTTATTGTAAAAATATCGGAATCTTCTGCATATAGTAAAAGACATTATTTCGTATCTTGGATATTATTTCGTAACGATTGGAAATCAACTCTTTTACATCACTTCAAATTCATTTGCTATGAAAAAAATTATTCTTTCGTGCGCTGCCGCTCTGCTGGCGATAGGAAGCGCCCATGCAACTCCCAAATTTTTGAGTTTGAACAACAAACACGGCAAAACAACTATCAAAATTGAAATCCCTGCATCCGACCGTGATGAAACCAACGGACTTTCAATCGAAGATGTGGTGCTTTATAACAGTGGTAAAACCTTCCAGGCAAAGAGTGTCGATGCAATTTGGGGCGATAATTCCACCGTTATTTTGCAGTTCGAGAAACTTACCGCTTTCGAGGATTGCACACTCTCTTTTTCTCTCAACGGTGAGCCGGTCAGTCTGGATATTCAGAGCTGCCTGGCCGATCGCAAATAA